ACCTTCTGGCACTGCCAATGGATCTCGTGAAGAATGCCATTGCAAACGTCGGAGAATGGTTCGGTGCTGATATGGGTGAACTGAGAAAGTTCAGCTTTAAGTCACTTCTCGGCGGTACAAATACCATCACAGAGGCAGAGTCCACTACCAGCCCTCAGAGGAGTATTGTGGCTGCATCGCAAGAAAGAACCGCAGCAAAGAAAATCGCAGAGCAGGCACAAACGGTCACTGATAAGGCTACCGAAAAAACACTGGGTGACCCGGCTAAACCAGAGGGCGAAGAATCTGGAATCTGGGGACTGCTCAAGAGTGCACAGGATGCTTTCTACAAGGCTCTTGAGCAAAACATTAGCGGAGGCCAGACGCAAGCAAAGATTGGTGCGGTGCCATCCACTGTTGGTTCAGAGATGTCGGCACTACTGTCAAATACAAAAGATCTTGAGAATAACTCAGAGCTTGCAGCAGCGATGATCCCATCGATGTCAGGTGGATCTGGAAAGAAGACCACGAACGTCTCTGCCCAGTCCGTTACGTACAACAGCAACAATATCCCTGACCGAACCAGCTGGATGACCACCCCTCTCGCGAACTGGTCGCTGTAAATTTTATGTACACCTACAAATGCAGAATCAATAAGGTCCTGGATGGCGATACCGTTGACATCGATCTGGACCTAGGTTTTAATATCGTGCTGGCCAACCAGCGAGTACGCATGATCGGCGTTGATACGCCAGAATCTCGTACAGCCAATAAGGAGGAGAAGGTTCGTGGCACGCTATCCAAGAAGAAGCTGGCCGAAAAGCTTCCTACCGGTTCCTGGGTCAAGATCCAGACTCACAAGGACGATGGCAACGATGACAAGTTCGGCCGTATTCTGGGTGAGTTCATCCTGGAGGATGGTACAAACGTGAACCAGTGGCTGATCGAGAATAACTACGCCGTGCCTTACCAGGGAGAGAACAAAGAATTGGTCCAGGAAGGACACCAGGCGAACAAGAAGAAGCTGATCGCCAGGGGCGAACTGCCAAACGATCTGTAAAAGAAAAGAGCGGCCTTTCGACCGCTCTTGTTTGAGATAGACTGAAGAAGGATCAACCTTCCTTGGCGAGCTTAGCGAAGTAGCTAAGCGTCTCTTCCTCATCTTCCTCGGCAGCAGCCGCGGTCTTTGGCGCAGCGACCTCACGAGGAGCAGGAGCTTCAGCAGAGGCACGGCGCGGAGCCGCAACCTTCTCATCCAGCTGAGTACGTTCAGCGGTGGTCAGGATCTGACCTTCCTCACCGAGTACATCCCTCAGGCGCTTCTCGAGCTCTGCATAGGACTTGAAGTTCTTCGGATCAATGAAGTCAGCCAGTTTGTGAAGCTGCTTGTAGACAGCCTCGAGCTTGGCATCATCACCACCGAACAGAGGAGCCGGAGTCGAGAACTCAGACTTGTCGTAGTTACGATAGCCCTCGACGTTACGGATCTTCAGCTTGAAGTCGGCACCAGTCCAGAAGTCGAACGGATTGACTGGCTTCTCGTCCTGGAACTGAGGCTGCATCAAGTCAAGGATCTTGTCATAGATCTTCTTGCCGTACTTGAAGAGGAACACCTTGCCCTCATTGGCAGGATTGGCCGGGTCAGAAATGACCAGGATGTTGGAGACGTAGTGCAGACGGCGCTTGCGTGCACGCACCAGCTCCTTGTCGGACTCCAGACCGCTGTTCCACAGCTTGGAGTTCATATCCGAGACCGGATCCTTCTGACCGATCGTGGTCAGAGAGTTCTCGATGTACCACTTACCCGTTGGGCCCTTGAAGCCGTGGTCCCAGTAACGGACCCAGGGAAGTTCCTCTCCCTCACCGGCAGGTAGAAAGCGGAAGACGGCATAACCGTTACCAGCCTTGTCTACTCCAGCCGTCCAGAAACGATTGTCCTCATAGGACTTCTCGTTAGGCGTATTACCGCCGGCCTTGAGGGCCTGCTGCTTCATGAACTCGATGTCGCGAGAGCGACTGTTCTTTAGATTTGCGAATGACATAGTATGTGCGATGTATGGTTAGTATGTGACAATGTATGACTGTATGCTGACACTAGGCAGATGTAAATCTCGAAAGCACGATTTGCTTGCACTTTGCAAGATCTACGCTCTGCCGTAGGAATGGCCGGTATTTTCGGATGGACTTCTCAAATTCTGGCCAGAAGATCGTCTCTGTTACGTTCTGATGCTTCATGAAGTTGAGTAGCTCATCGAGGACGGTAACCGTCTCCTTTGAGATTTCGCCTTGTCCGAAAAGCTTGACGATCACAGGATGATCCTCTCCGGTCCGAGCAAATAATTGATCGAACGAGAGCGAATGGCTCCTGCAATAGTCAGCAAGTTTATCGACTTCTCCAGTGAAGAAGTACGTGAACGAGTCTCGCTTCTTCAGCCAGTCTCGGTACGTCTCCTCACCTTCGTTGTCGAGTAGGTCTCCAGCCCAGATGCCCTTTCCGTTTTTAGAGAAATTGGCAATCAGGAATTCGACCAAAGTTTTTTGTTCGGGATACTTCTTGGCCAGCTTGGCAAAGTGAAAGCGATCCCGTCTTTGAAGGAACGACTTCTGGCTAGCAGAAGTTCTGAAGTTGTACTTTAGAGCATCGTATGTGTCTGACTCAAAGTGCAGCTTCAATGCAGTATATATCTGATATGCCTCCCAGGGCTGCATCAGTCGTCATTCCGGCAGGCGTGCCGATTTAGAGGATGTGCAGTCCAGATCAGATTTGCATAGCCTTCCTCTGCTTTCTTGAATCCCATGAGTGTCTTGAAGCGGTCGATGAATCCATCAGAGGTATGGCAAAGCACTCCGTAGTTCTGCAGCTCATCATACTGTTCCTGAGTGATGACTCCGTTTGCACGAGCAGAACTCAAGAATGCAGAGACGGCAGACTGACCGCTTTTCTGCAGGTCATTCTGATCTAAGCTGTATATCTTCATTTTAGCGGAAGCGGCGAAGCAGCGAGCTACGGCGGTACTTGATTCCGTTATGCTTGCGACCATTGCCGAATGCACCAGGTGTGGTCTCAGGGTGGCGGCCACGACGAGGAACATTGCTGCGAGTGGTCGTCGGCGTATAAGCCTTCAGCGTGCCATCGGGATTAGCGGTGATAGAACCGGGCATCGGATCTACGGGTTGTGAATAGCCAGACGTAGGTACTTCAGTATTGATGTTATCGTTCATAGGAATCCTTTCAGTGTATTGGTTTTTGGAAGAAGATTGGAGGCCATTCCTTCAGCCTCGATCTTGGACTTAATGGATGGTGCGATCAGCTTGCCGATATCGGCTGGATCGACTCCCATCTCGTTACAGATATGGATGACCGCCTCGATGTAGGACATCTTCTCGGATTTGACGAGAGATTCGACCTTCTCGGCCAGCGATGCTTTGGTCAGGATATTGTCTAACATCAGACATCCCTCCTCTCGAAGACTCGCAGTAGCACGACCTCAGATCCGATACGGGCATTGGGCTTGCTTTCCTTGGTGGTCAGCTTTTCCCAGGCCTTGTTGATCTGCTTGGCTGTACTACCGAGTACGATAGGCAGGAACTCGTCAGGTTTGCGCAGACGGATGGACCGAGTGTTGGACTCATCCACGTTCTGAAGTGTGGTACCCTTGATGGATAGACCCTTCTCGTTCTGGGCCACGTAGTCGATCAGCATGCGGTACTTGACATTGAAGGCCAGCAGACGATAGGCACCGACGATCCGCTGAGGATCGATCGAGGCGATCTTGTGCTCGGCGTTCTCCTTGCAGTACTTCAACTTGGAGATCTGCTTCTGAGCAGAGATCGGCTTCTTCTCACGAGGAGCACGAGTGGCCTTGGCGGCATGGCGGAACCGTTCCAGATCAGCCAGCATCTTCTCGAAGGACTGTACCTTCTTCTTGAGGGCGGGCTTCGGTTCGTTCTGATAGACCTCCACGAGGTAAGGATCAGAACCATCCAGAGCCTTCTGGATCTCGGTCATATGCCGCGTCAGGAACTGCTCCACGGTCGCACAGGCCATGGC